GCATTCGACGGCCTCTCAAAAACTCCATGAAAAATTTTTAAAATTGGCTATTTATTGAAAAAGGAATAGAAAACATTGAAAATGGTGTATGTTTAGCTATGAAAGCGGTAAAAATTGCATAGTTAAAAGATCGGTGGCTTAGCTGGCCTTGTGTTTCGCAGGATTGTTTTGCATAGGACATGCTCAACATAATTTAGACCAAGCATAAAAAGCAAATATATTTTTAGTTAAATGGAGTTAAATGAAAAAGCTACGTGACGCACGCGGCAAGAAGCCGGAACCTGCCCCGAACTATCTTTACACCGGAAAAGAGATAGCGGAGATATTCGGATTGACACCGGCGGCTGTATGCCAGTGGGCAGGGTGTCCGCGCAATGCGGACGGAATGTATGATGTGCGAGAGGTTCGCAAGTGGCGGGATGAGCGTCAAGAGAAGAACAGTTCTCCGAGTGGTAAATTGGAATTGGAAATACAAAAGCTCAGTTTGCAAAACGAGAAATTAGGAATTGATATTGACGATATGAAGAGTAAGAATATTCCAATTGCGGATATGAATAAAATTCTTTGTTCCCGCGCCGATTCTCTAAAAAACTTTCTAACGGAAACCTGTATGCGTAATGTCCACATGTTTGCATTTAAGAGTGTTGAGGCGTTGCGGCCATTGTTTGAACATTTTGTAAGGGAAGCAATGAACACGTATTCGAGAACGCATGACTGAGAACACACTGATATTTCCTACAGCAAAAGACGATCATAAATTCGTTGAGGGAGAGCGCGACTCATTTGCAATGGAAGAGCCGAAACTCCCTTCTGCATGGGCCGAAGAATACTTTATACTCATGCCTGGGGCTGGATACGCAAGTACTGGAAAACTTGTATTGTATCCGTGGCAGATCGAGCCGTTGAATGCGATTGCAAAGTATAATTCTGTGATTTATTGCGGGCCGGTGCAAACGGGAAAATCACTTATTGCGGAGGTTGCAGTATGGTACTGCGTAGATACATACGGGTTTCATGGGATGTTCTGTTATGCCAAGCGCGACACGGTGGAGAATGTTTTTCAGGATAGAATTAAGCCGACTATTGAACAGGTGCCACGCCTTGCCCGTTTATGGGATGGCAATCCGGATCACCTTACAAAAGAAAAGATCACGCTTCGAAATTGTATTATCAGAGTAGCGTCTGCATTAGTCAAAAGTGACATAGCGACATTTTCAGCCGGTTTGATATATGCAAGTGAAGTATGCAAATATCCCACAGCGGACAAGGATTCGGAGCGGTCTAATTTCGATGTGATAAAACAATTACGCGGACGGCAAGAAGCATACGGGATGATCGGTAAGAAAAAAGAAATACTCGAATCGTCCCCGATAGAAGAGGGTGATGTTTTACATAAGGAAATGTTCAAGAGTGGCGTTCTCAATTTGCGGCCGCAATTTCCTTGCCCTAAATGCGGACGATACCAGGAGTTTAAACTTGAGCAGATAAAAGAGATCCCTAACCAGCAAAAAGTATGCGACCACGACCCGGACAGGATCCGGCAAACAGAGGCCGCATATTACGAGTGTGTTCATTGTCAAAACACAATACAAGAGCGTGACCGTATCGATATGGGGCAAAGGGTGGTATGGGGTGCAAAGGGTGAGACGATAAGCAATGCCGGGGAAATAACGCAGCGGCGCGATTATAATTCTGTTTCGTTTCAATGGAACCGGTTCGTTGACTATTCGTTTAAGTTTTCTGAGGGGTTGGCGCGTTGGTTCGAAGCGCAAAAGACGAGTGATATTGTAAAGATCAGAACCTTTCTAAATGAGGATATGGGAGAGTTCGCAAGCATAACAACAGAGAAAGAATCTACCGAATGGCTTCGGGGAAAATGTGGATCTTATAATACGCATGATGCGCGTATACCGGAAGGCGTTTTATGTGTGTTGTGTGGTATAGATACACAGGACGCGGAGTTTTATTTTGTCCTGCGAGGCTTCGGATACGGAAAAGAATCATGGTTGCTTGATTGCGGGCTCATTCGTTGCGAAATGGGGCAAGATCAATCACCGGAATACGTCACAGAAGAGGTAAAAAAGCGTCTTTACGGCAAGGAATTGATTACAAAAGATAACCGAAAGCTGGAAATATCGGCGGGGTTTATCGATAGAGGCGGTCATAAACAGAAATTTGTAGATCATATTGTTGCAACAATACCGTTTTTATATGCCTATATCGGGTCTGCAAGTAAGATAAATCCGCTTATCCGTGAAGGAAACAATGGTCTATACCTTGGAAATACTCAGAATTTATCTCGCATTGTGGCGGTTGACAGTGCAAAAGATAACTGGCATTTGCCGGAGAACATAAGCAACGACTATATAAGACAATTTGTAAAGCAGTATGACAGGGAAGAGCGCGATAAGGAAGGGAATACAAAGAAGGTTTGGATACACGGCGACGATGACCATATGCGCGATTGTGAAAACTATATTCAGGCGGCATATGTGTTTATAGAGCTTGACAACTATCTATTTAATGTTGAGAATATCGAAACGTTGAAAGATGATCAATATGTAAAGGTTAAAGGAGAGGAACAGGAGCAGAGGCAACAGCAACAGAGATCAACTGAACAGCAAAGCGATAATTTTCTAAGCGGCATACAAGATCGGTGGAATAAATCAGGGGGTATGAGATGAATCAGAACTATCAAAAATTATCAAGAAGGTGAAAAAATGATGCAATCAAACAACAGGCCACAGGTGCAACAACATCAAAACCGACCGCAACATGACGGGTTGCGTATCAACAAGCAAGGACAATACAAGGTCGATGTGGAGCAAGGCAACGTGAGCGCGGAACTCGAAAAACAGTGGGCAAATGGGGCGAAATACATAGGTAAAATTGAGCAATCAGGCCTGAGGGTAATTCTTATATTTGAGAAATAATAAAAAAATATAAAACAAATGTGGCATTGTGACCGATTTTAGTATATATTATACTTAATCGGACAAGGATGTTCTTTGTATTTCTGGGCGGTTTTCGGTTGTTTAGAAGCGTTTTTACGTTTTTAAATGCCCGAAAACCGCCTTTTTTTTATTTAAAAATAGGTAAAAATGACAATAACGCCTGAAGAATTGAATGCAATCGACGACGCAGCGGCAAAAAACGCAGGGCGCGGCATATCTTCTTTAACAATTGGAGACAGGCGCATTGATTATACAAAAGCAAGCGACTTGATAGACGCGAAGCGGAAAATGGCAGAAGAAGAGAACGGCGGGATATATCAGGCTACTTTTGCACCAAAAGGGTACTTTTAATGGCGTTTAAAAATCCTATTGCGTCAATTCGTGAGCATGTAAGCAATTATAGTATGTTCCGTAAAGGAATCATGCCTCCCGATCCGCGTTTTGACGCTCATTTCAGCCGCGAAATAGGGCGTATTGCGGAAAGATACTATCCAGCAGCGGACGTGAGTGTAAGCCGTCAAGATTGGAACCCTTCCGTACTTGTCGATCAAAATGTTTTGCGCCTTGAGTATCGACGAATATACGCGCGTGCAAAGAAAGCATACGATACAGATCCATATGCACGGAATGCAGTACGCGCTTTGCAATCGCAGATAGTCGGGCGCGGAATTTCTCCAAGAGCAAGACCGCTAAATAAAGACGGTGTCGAAGATGAAGGCACAAAAGCACTCGGAAAAGAACTCGATTCTCTTTGGCAAATATTCAATGATCAATGTTTTCGTCCAGATCATGATTCGTTCTATGATGTCCAGTATAAGTATGTGGGAAATTGCTGTATCTCCGGTGGACTTTTTCTTAATTATGTCCCGTCTCAAAAAGGCAATAAATTTCCTTTCGCTTTTCAACAGATTGACCAATCATACATAGAATTTTCACATGATAATTTTGCAATGCCGGTAATGCCGATGATTTTCAACGGCGTGCAAGTAAATGAGTTCGGTGAAGCACAGCATTATTACTTCCAAGATTTGTTGACTTGGATGTTTTTTGACATGCCCGCAAATAACATGATTCACGGGTATGAAAAATGGCATTTCAATCAATTTATCGGTATTCCTTGGCTTGCTCCGGTTCTCACTACCCTATGGGATCTTTCGCAATTGCAGGAAGATAGGATAATTGCAAGCAGGATACAAGCTGCAATTGCTTTATGGGTAAGTGAAGACAGCAAAGCGTTTAATCCATCACAAAAAAACAACGATGGAAACATTTCTTTGTCTCCCGGTAAAGTCTTTAAAAGTAAAGTCAAGCCCGAGATTATACAGGCATCTGATAGCATAAAAGACACATATGGCGCAATGCTTGATTTGTATTTGCAGCAAGTTGCGGTTGGAATGGGAATCTCTTTTCAGGAATTGACAACGGACACCCGGGGCGCAACTTTTTCCAGCTCGCGTACAACCGTACAGGATCGGCGCAGATATTACCAGAAGAAACAGGAATTTGTTAAGCGTACATTTTGCCAACCAGTATACGATAAATTTGTACAGTGGGCTTTTTTGTCTGGCTTTATTTCTGGTAAAACAATATCAGATTTCAGACAGAATAAATGGGGCTTTTGCCGCGCTGTTTGGACGCCTGATCGTTGGGCATGGGTTGACCCGCTCAAGGATATGCAGGCGCTTATTGCAGAAAAGAATGCGGGGTGGGTATCTGATAACGACATATGCGAACAGACTGGTAAAAATCGCGATGTACTGTACGCTGAATTATCAGAAGAAAAGAAAATGCGTGAAGAAATGGGAATCGCAGTGATTCCCCAGATTGCGGCAAAGGAAAATAACTTTTCACCGAAGGAAGAAGTAAATGCCGAAGAACAATAATGAAAACAAGCAGGAAAATTTAATTGATGGCGGTTTATATCGTTCTTTTGCTCCAGGTTCTTATGTGGAAGAGAAAGACGAGAAGGGAAGCGTTACGCAACGCAAATGCCGCGCTATTTTCTCAAGTGAAGAGCCTGTAACTGTATACGATTGGAGCCAAGACGATCTCATACGTGAAGTTCTTTGTATGGATGGTATGCAGTTGCCAGAAAATAGACAAGTGCCATTACTTGACAATCATAGTCGCGGCGAAGGGTCTTGCTCTGTTCGCGGTTCATGCCGCAATATGGAAAACATGAACAATGGGACAAGTGAGACAGACGTTTATTTCTCTTCGCTTGCCGATGATATTGCGACACTTGCGCGTGAGGGCCACTTGACTGATTTATCAGTCGGGTATCAGACATTCTCGGATGCAACATCATGGATTGAGCCGGGACAGCGTGGAACAGTGAACGGAAAAGAGTACGATAACACAAACAGCAAAATGAGAATGGCTGTTCGAACAATTTGGAAACCTTTTGAAATATCTACGACTCCAATTGGCGCGGATGCGAGAAGCAAGTTCCGTGACCGTAACTCTAACATCAAAGAAAGAGAGGCTCTCATGGCCGACAACGTAGAAGGTCAGACACCCGCGCCCACTGCAAATACAGTTGACGTGGACAACATTCGGAAAGCAGCAGTCAAGGAAGCTCTTGAGGCTGAAGGTTCGCGCAGAAATCAGATCGAAGATTCTTGCCGTGAGCTTGGAATCGAAATTGATTTCGTGAGAGAAGATCTCTCGAAATTGACACCCGCTCTTGACGTACAGCGCAAACTTATCGTCGAAGCGCAGAAACGTATGGTCGCTGCAAAGAACCCCGGGGAACAGGGCGGCAACATTGCAATCACAGCAGATGAAGCCGATAAATTCCGTGAAGTTGCGACAACTGCGATATGTATTCGGAACGCAATCGGAGCAAGCCGCATCGATTCCGAAAGCGCAAAAAAGGTTGAAGGCTCAGAGATTCGCGGCGTTGACGGGCTCCAGGCACTTGCAAAAGTTTGTCTCGAGCGTTCCGGCGCAAAGGGCGTTCTCACAATGTCCGCAAACGAAATTGCGCGCGAAATAATGGGAGGCAATTTTGGTTCACGCGGCGCGATTGCTCAGGCTTCCGGCGACTTTGCGTATATTCTTGCCGCTGCTGCAAACAAGTTTTTGATGAAGGGTTACGACGAGATTCAGACAACGTATGATCGTTGGATCGGTCGTCAATCTCTCAACGATTTCAAACAGAATAAACTTGTCAACATGTCCAATTTCTCGGATATCGACTGGGTTCCTGAAGGCAAAAATCCTGAATGGGGCCGGTTCGCCGATAAGGGCGAACTGATCACGCTTTACAAATACATGAAAGCATTTTCGATTTCATTTGAGGCGATTGTCAACGACGACAAATCGGCATTCTCTCGCATCCCTTCCGCCATGGGTGGAGCGGTTGCACGCAAGAAAGATCGCGCAACGTATAACTTCCTCATTCGCGGAAATTCCGAAGGAACAGGCTCCGGAGTTGTTGGCCCGACAATGAACGAAGATTCACAGCCAATGTTTCATTCGACACATGCGAACATCGGATCAAGTGCGGCACCTTCTACGCCGTCGCTTGCCGAAGCCCGAAAACTGTTGCGCTCGATCAAACTGCCTGCACCAGATGGCGTGAGCAAGGCACAGTATACGCAAGCTCCTATCAAGTATATCATCACCGGTGAAACCCAGTGGTCGCAGTGGCAGCAGGTTCTCGGTTCACCCGCAGCATATACAAACTCTACCGGGAGCAACAGCCAGACAAACCCTGCAATTGTCAATCCGTTCGCATCTATGGGTATCGAGCTTATTACCACGCCGTACATTGACGAAGTGTCAACAACTGCATGGTATTTCGCAGCGGATTCGAATGTTGCGCAGCATCTTGTACTTGCGACTCTCGCAGGTGAAGAAGCCCCTCAGATTCGTTCGGCACCATCCGAAATCGGACAGGCTCGCGGAATCGTCTGGGATCTTATGTCAATATTTGCTGTGGGAGCTTCCGATTGGCGCGGTATCGGAAAGAATGCCGGTGCTTAATTGTTAAGTTAAATATGCGGGGTTGAAAAATACCCCGCTTCATAATTTTAAAAGGAGAATTTCAAATGGCAGCACAAAACGTGGTAGTAAGTCGGAGAATTGCCGACATTGAAATGTCGGATGTCCGATTGATGACAAATGATACAGGTCGAACGTTGTATCATAACGAAGTTATCACCGTAGGAACCGGAACAAACAAAGGGTATGTTGGAGTTGTCGACGCTGGAAGCGTTGGCGGTACGGTTGCGGCAAGTGCTCAGTATAGCCTTATTATTAAGGGTATTGTGAGCATTGAAAAGGCCGCTGTAGCATTTACTCAGGGTTGCGATGTGCAATATGCTGCATCGGCAGCAGCAGCGACAACCGGAGGAACAGCAACAGGCCTTTACGGTGTGGGAATGTGCGTCGAAGCTGTGGCAAGTGGTGATTCATTCGTAAAGGTTGACCTGAATTTTGGGCCGACAGCTTTTTACGTTTGGTAACAATGTCTCTTCTTGATGATTTAGCAACAGATATGGACAACGCTTTCCTTGATAGTGGATTCGAGGAAAGCGTATCCTATACTTCAATGGCAACAGGTGCGGCAGTAGTAAAAACTATTGATGCAGTTATTTTTCGTGGTACGGAAAAGCGGTTGAATTTGAATATTAAAGGTCAATCGGGTGATGCGGGGAAAATTTACGAAACAGAAATATATGTTTCACGTACTTATTTACCAATTATAAAAATAAATTCTGATAAGGTGTCTTTTAAAAAGTATCCGGGCGACACGACGAATACGACATTTAACGTAGCGGGAATTATCAGAATGGACGCGGGGGCTTTTCGCTTGGGGCTTGTGTAATGCCAAAGCAAACAAGTTATGACGCAGGCAGGGTATTGTTTGCATTTAAGAAAATGCCTAGCGTATTCGCGGAAGAGATGGATTACTGGTTAAACAAAGAGAGAATAGGTTTCCTTGGAAGGAAAAAGAAGCGCGATAGTACATCGGGAATAAAAGGCAAATTATATCACAAGGAAACAGCGGCAGGGTTTGAAGGTTGGCCTAATAGTATTGTTGAAAAATTGACATCATTTAAAAATGATGCAAAAACAATGCACTCCCAATTAGTTATGGGAGCAGTAGGAAACGACTCGAAAGCAAACAAGGTCTTGGAGCTTTTCGAGACGGGTGGCAAGGTTCAAGGCGACTGGATGATAATACCGAATATTAAGGCGTTAAAATATTTCGGAATATATAAACAAGAAGAAGCCCTTGAATATTTTAAACAGAATATTAAAAACTTTCGCTCTATAAAATCAAAAACTGGATCTATTGTTTATCTATTATCCACAAATGGAATAGAAGATAGGAAAGCAAAGCAATACGGAAAAGGCGACAAGAACGGCGGAAACATAAAAAATCAAGATTACGTTCGTGTGTTTACGGCAAAGAGAGAAGCTAAAATTAAACGTCAATATAAATTTCAAGAGTTGTGGAATAAAAGACTGCCAAGAATAATGCACCGGGGACAAGTATCAATGGATAGGGCAACGCGCAAGGTTGAAAAGATGATAAAAGAAGGTGACATACTGTGAGTGATTGTATACTTGCGCAATTAACAGCAAACCGAAAAGCAGCATTAAAACTATTGACTATTGCAAATGGTTATTCATTCACCTATGGAGCGGTCGAAGAGAAACGAACTATATTAAATATCAATGGACGGTATCCATATATACAGCTTCTAAAATCTGTAGTAGTTGAAAACGAATTAAATGATTTAGATCATATAAAAGTAATGTACGCTGTATTGTATGAGGATGTTTACAATGATGAATCAACAAGTGGCGATGAAATTATATATCACTTCCGAAACGTCAATGCAGATATTGTAAAAGCGTGGATGGTTGATAGAACATGTGGCGGGCTTGCATCGTTAACAAAGGTTGTTGATTTTGATGATGATGTGATAGATGAGAATGGAAGTACATTTTACAGATCATATGTCATATTTGAAGTTGAAACACATATTGATTCAAATAATCCATATCAGAAAGGCTAAAATATGGCAGCAAAACCGGCAAGTAAAGCGCGATCAACTCCCGAAATGCTTTATGCTATAACAGGAAACGGGAATAAGATTATTGTATCATTAGCAAGCACTGATTATACCGTACCTGATGGAACAAGAGTAAAAGGAATTGTCGCATCCGGTGACGGGGTTATAAAATGCGATTTTCTAAATTCCGATGGATCAACAGTAACGGGATATTTAAATTCACCTTGCTGGAATGGAATTGACGGAATAGCAAAGATTTATAAAACAGGAACAGGCGCAACACAAATCATGTTGATTGTAGAATAAGGAGATTAAAATGTCAGCAATGCACAAGTTAAGGGAGCTATTTCTTTATCAGCCACAAACTACTCCGGGCATGGATTATTCTACAGCAGGAGCATTAACTTTGGCGGCAAGTGATATTGCGCAAGTGTTGAAAGGGTCAAATGCTGATTTGAATGTTTCTATTGAGCCGATAGAAATAGTTGCAGGGGGATTTGATCAATATTCAGCAGTCCCCGGTAAAGAAACAGGAAAAGTATCTTTGCAATTCGCAATGAATCCTGCTTCGGGAAATAACCAAGTATTGCCACAATGGGGAAAGGTGCTGTATGGCTCCTGTAATTTTGCATTAACTTCTACGGCTCCCGGCGGGACTGCTCCATCACAATTTTCTTTAGCCCCGGCTTCAGTTTTTTCTACTAGTGGAGTATTGGATCATTATGCAGGGTCTCAAGAGACAAGCGGTGCTCTGAAAAAACGATTTTATAACTTAGCTGGAACATTTAAGATCGCTGGTGAAGCAAATAAAGTTCCGGTAATTACGTTTGATATGGACGGGGCTTTTCACAGCGAGACTGATGCAACGCAGCCAGATATATCAAGCGCCAAGGCGCGGGAAACTCCGTATTCTCTCAAGGGTGCAACAATCCTTGTGATAGGCAGCTCTCTTTACAAGATAAAGTCATTTGAAGTTGATGGATCTCAAACAACTGTAAACCGTGAAGATCCGAGCGAACAAAATGGCGCGGGGTATAGTGATGTTACGGACAGAAAAATAAAAGTGTCTATCAAGTGCTATGCCATGACAAAGGCAACAGTGGATCCGCTTGTTGCGTTGCGTAATCAGAGCGAGGGCGCGTTTAAAATCCAATGGGGAACAAGCCCGAAGGATATACAGTTGCTCGGAAATTATATGCAGATTACAGAACGCAAATCGAGCGACGAAAACAATATTGCGGCGTTTGATATTAAGGGTCAATTGAACAGAAATGACTTTACAATAGGAATCGGGGTATAACATGGCTTTTATCCCTTTCGGAGACGATCCTATAGCGTATACTGATAAGGACACCGGAATAAAGTATCTATTAAAGCAGCCTACAGACGAGGTTGACATTGCATTGATAGAATATGAAAAGGCGTATCCGACAATAAGAGAAGAACGTAACAAACTTTTCGAGGAAAACCCGATTGAATTGCGCAAGTGGGTAAGTGGGCATTTGAATATTATTCTTTGCGGCTGGAAAGCACCCGAAGGCGTAATGATACCGGAATTTACAGCCGGATCAAGCGCGGAAAAATTACCGTATCCGCTTCGGCTTGATATATTGGGCTTCTGGAAAAGCGGGAATTTTATATCGGGCGATGACCTAAAAAAATAGTATCGGCTGCATGGATTTGCTTTTTTGATACCAACATGGCGGCTGAGTATAATTGTCTCGGTTGCACTGGTAAAGATAAAAAAAGCAAAGGATGCGTGAGACCGACTCGGCGGGTTCAGATAGAGTTTAAATGTCCTATTTGCGATGGAGAGAATAAAAAATGCGAATATTGCAAAGGGAAAAACAAAATCTATCTGAAACGGTGTCCCCGATCTATAATAACGCCGGAAGTATCGTTTTGGCTACCTCATTTTTATTCTTACATTCAACATCATATTTACCCAAACGGACAAAGCAGAATAAAGCAACAGAAGAAACTTTTACAAGTGTTCGGGCTTTGGGAAAAGTTATACAACCAGATCAAAAAGCAACAGGAAGAGAATAAAAAATGAGTGATTTAAAAGTTGTATTAACTCTGGTTGATGATTTCTCAAAACGGTTGACAGGTGTTGAAACTGGAGTCAAGCAATTCGGGAGAGAAATAGAAGGTGTATCAAGCACTATAACGAAAGTGGCCGGAGCTTTTGCTGGTCTTTTTGCTGTTGACAAAATCAAGGATTTTGTTCAGGCTGGTGTTGAATACGGCGCAACCGTAACTGACATGGCAAACCGTACAGGGTTGGGCGTAGAATCGGTTCAAAAACTTGACTATGTCGCAAAAATGTCAGGATCCTCTGTCGAGAATTTACAAAAAGCATTGAAAGACATGGCTGTAAAAGCCTATGATAATAACAAGGCATTTAAGGTGCTTGGCATATCAGTAAAAGATCAAAACGGCGGGATGCGAGAAGTTGGCGATATATTTAAAGATACGCTTTTAAAGCTTTCCGAAATACCTAACACGACAGAACGCGCTGCAATTGCCAATAAGTTATTTGGCAAAGGCATGAATGAAGTAATGGGGATTGCCGGAAAAGGCAAAGAAGAAATACAAGGGCTATACGAAGAAGTTGACAAGTATGGGTTGCTGCTTAGCAAGGAAACAATCCGAAGATTGCATGATGCAGAAGAAGCGCAAACAAGGCTTAAAAAAGCTACTCAGGTTTTAGGGGCGGAGTTCTCGGTTACGTTTACGCCTGCAATAATTGCGGGGACAACAGCACTTGCGGCATTTTTTAAAACATTGCATGGAGACGATAGGGATGACGTTAAAAAGAGTATAACAGAAGGGGAGCTTGCAGCAAACAAGAATGAAATTATAGCTATCGATTCTGCTATTAAAAACGCTTCAAATGGGTATGCGGTTTGGAGTGATAAAACAGGAGCGTTGAGGCGCGAACGTATAGCTATCGCTCAAGCTGAAGCTGACGCGATAAAATCACAAATTAAAATGAATGAATCGGCAATAAGTAAAATTGATAATAAAGAATCAGAAAATAATAAATCTTTGTATAGTTCTAGTGATTTTAAAGATCCAAAAAAAGACAAAGAAGAGATAGAAAGACAATCGAGATATAAAGCAGAGCAAGACGATTACATGAAGCATATAACGAAAATGCATAAAATAAGGTACAAAGAAAATCAAGATTATTTAAAATCAATTGCTACGTCTGCCGATTTAGATGCACAAATAGAAGTAAATAAAACTAAATTGCTAACAGAGCAAGCAGAGGGAAGAGTAAGAATATCTATTTGGGAAGCAGATCAAGATAAAAAAATAAAAGAGAGCATGTGGACAGCATCATATAAAACAACTAACGCACTTGTCCAGCTTGGAAAATTTGCTGTAAATCAATCCAAAATGCAAGCTCAAGAAAAAAAGAATATTCTTACTGGTATAGCTATTGCTGAAGGCGCAGCATCAATTGTAACTGCTGTAAAGGCGGGTTGGGATACAGGAGTTACATTCTACGATAAAGCCGCGCTGGCAATTGCTGGAGGAGTAGTGGCGGCGGCAGAAACGGCAACTAATATTGCAACGATACAATCAACTCAATTCGCCCTTGGCACATACAACGCTCCTGGTGGCATGTCGCTTGTCGGAGAGCGCGGGCCGGAAATGATTAACTTGCCGCGCGGTTCACAAGTGATAAACAACAGCACGACAAAGAGTATGACAAGTGGTCATACGTTCAATGTGACAATAAACGGGTCAAAATCTACAGCGGAAAATTTATATCAGGAATTGCGATCAGGTGATCGTGGCGTACAAAAGTTGGTTGACTATCTGGTAACGGCGGGACGATAGGGCATGGGCTATACTCTCACATTCACGGCGGGCGAAAGCAGCATAACGGTAAACCGTCCGCGCTATGGGTATGAGTGTGAAATTCACATGGCAATACAAACAGCGCAAGCTTGCGACGGTTCGTATGGTTTTTGGGATAACGGATCAGAATATGATTACAGGTTATTATCTCTCTCGCAATTTCTTTTTAATACAACTCAGAAAACAGCTATTGCTGAATTTTTCCGCAATGCTGCAAAGGGTCGCGCCGAAAATGTGGTGATGTCTTTGGGGAATGAGCCTACAGGATTTTATCCTTTCGGGCCAGATTACGGAGATGTTGGAGATTTTACAGTACGAGTAATGGAGCGAATTCAAAGCGGAATACTTTATACTCCTTATAAATGGTTTGAGGAAAACATAGTTTTGCAATTAGTGCCCAATACAACGCTTCCGAGTTATACTTTTCAACAACGTATTAAGCAAGGCAAATTAAAAATTGGCGATATCGACGGGTTGAGGTGGGTGCAATTTAATCCCAAAACAATGTATAGTTTAAAATTAGTAAAGACAAGAAACGGAATGCCGTATACTTTAGATAATGGACTTTCTGGTGATTCTTGGGAAACGGGTTTTGAATTAGAGCTTAACTACAGCAATGCGGCTGCAATAGTTAATTATTTGACAAAAATTAGAGATTTTGACATTGATATAATTACGCAAAACAACTATTTTTCATTCGGAATGGATCAGTTAAGTTCAGGCACATATTCAACGAAACAACTTGGCACTTCTTACGATTCAAAAGAGATAATTTTAAATATAAAGCACGTTGGGTTTAATCAATTTGTTTTGCCTTTATCGTTTTACATGAAAGAAAAAATAGCATGAGTCATGATAAAATAGTACAGGCAATTAAAATAATATGTGATGATCTTTACGAAGAACATACAGAGTTAGGACTATATTCTTCTTCGGGAACAAAATCTGCTTCTACGCTTGCATTTGGTGGGACATATTCGGACGGTTCGCCTATCTTTACAGTAACAACAGGGGACATAAACAGCATCCCTATCGGATGTAAAGTTTATGGAACTATGTATGGTGGATATGTTTCTGTTTTAACAAAAACAATCAATACGATCACTGTTTCAACAAATGCGAGCGGTAGCGGAATGGGCGGGCTTTCTCTTTTGGCTACTGTAACTGGTTCGCCTTGCGTTTGTGCTATGGATAGCACTACAGGGATAAGTATAGGCACGTTGGTACAATGTCCTACAGGTTGGGAAGATTCGACAGATCGGACAGTCATAGACGTTGGCAATACTTGGATAAAGCTTGGTACAAACGCAACTGCGACAAGTGTTACAGAAACGGTAATATATAAGAGTAAGTCGGAAATACGGTTATGTGAAAATCTGCTTGTTGGAACTGTTCTTGATTGGGCAACTGGCATACTTGCTAAAAATGGAATATCGACTATCAAGCAAAGTTTTGATGGGTCAAGAAGTGGATCACCGGTTCAATATGATGGAATTAATGTTTCGATACTTAACACTAATCAATACATTTTGCGATTGCAGGAATTAGGAATAGTATTGAATGGCTTTACTGTTGAGCTTTGGGAATTTAGGGGAACAGAGGCCGACAACGATTCGACAAGCGCGGATATAATATTTACAGGTAGTATTCAAGACCCCGAATGGAATGAGACAATACTTTCACTTTCTTGCCCGAACAACAAATATAAAAGACGTGCTGAATGTGGCGTAATAGTAAACAATGATGCAGTGAACGGCAACTTTAAAAAAGCTCTCGACGATCAAAACGGAATAATAGTTCCTTTGACGTTTGGGAAATTTTATGTAAATGATAGTGTTGATCCTGCAACACAAGTGAAATCTTATGCAAAGTTTAATCGTGTTTCCGCAAAACAAACAGTATTTACAAATGATTTTTCGGGTGACACAGTCTATTTGACCCCAAAGGGAACGAATACATTTCCTGTAGTAGCCGTTGGGGATACTAATTCCCCGCATCTTGCCTATAAGTTAAAGTTTGGAACTGGAGGGACAAGCGGTGATCCCCTTACCACTATTATCAACGCATTTAATCCAAGTGAAAAGTATATAAAAATAACAGTGGGCGGCGCTTCGATTGCTGATGGAAACGATTCGTTTATAGGTGTATACCGAAAGATAGGAAAGTATGCACAAATAATCGGAACAACAACAAGTGGTTCTCCGATAATAACGGAAGTATCCGATACGTCAAACATAGTTACTGGTTCACGCGTGACATTAAACGCCGGATTTGCTTCAGCTAGTGCTAATTTATTTGACTGGACAGTCCTTGACAAAACAATCGACACAATTACCGTTTCCGCAAATGCAATATCCAATACGTCGGTTACAATACGACAAGGGTATGTAATTGATTATAGTGGACTTGGAATTATTATTTGTCTTGATTCGTTCTTTGAAAAAAATCTTTGCGTAAGTAGCGATGCAACGGCAGAGAATAACGCATGGGTAATGATTGTAGATATTCCGTTTGAGTTTACAGCTGATACATGGCCGTGCAAGGGGTTTATTGATGAGAACGGTGACGCAATAGCAGCAACCGATTATCCGCGTCTTGCTGTTTACAATAGCGATTCAACAGGCAAATACACAAGCAAGTTTACTACTACAGCTGACTTAGTAACAACCGAAGAACGATCACTTGATCAAGTAGGTTGTACTCTCATACCGCAATACGGATACTCCAGTGTAGTTGACGCGCTGAAAAATAAACTTATTATTGATTTAAAACTATTCAAGAATGATCCTAACCAGTTGGTGACGTATGATTTTTTCCAAATGGAAAATATAATTAAATATACTAATGATGATATTGTAAAGGAAATTAATGGAGCATATACAAACCTTATCGCAAATACTAATTGGTTTGGTGAGAAATCAACATTGTCGGCAGATGAATATTCTGGATCATTATCTGTTGACTGTGTAGATAGAAATGATTCTACGTATTATGAACAAAAAGTACATTCGCACGCTACATCATTATCAACTAGAACGGTCATAGCTGTATGGGAATTTGATATTCCAAAAGATAAAATACTTATTAATTATGATTCGTTTTATTTAGGAATTGATTTTAAATCAAAAACAGCAATAACTAATGAGTTTGCTCCTCCTATAATAATTAAGCATTTTTCAAAAATTTTATATAAAAGATTTATTGGCCTAAAAACAGCATCGAGTGAATACGCATCTAAAATAGGCAGCGTAGATACTGTTTATTATTCTGATACTGTTTTATCTATAAATGATGGTTTTTCAACAATAAAAAATCTTCCTGATTTTTATTATTTAACAAGAACAGACAATGATAATAATAAGCATTTTTATTATAATTTATTAATAAATGAAATGTCAACAGATATTGGATATCACAAAAATTTCAAAATTCCAATAGAATCAAAAGAAAATTTAAAATCTATTCATAAGATGTATTTTTTGCAAGGATTCGAGCATCCTGTTGCTATTAGCATGGGGTCGCCACCAGTAATTCAGATAGATAGTCATACAATAATAAAGCGTCTTTACGAACTGGCTCTCATCTGTGAAAAATCCTATTCTATTTCAAAAGATATTTATGCAATGTTCGGCGGTCGCATTTATAATGACACTGCTTTTGCAACTCGATACGGTGCTGTTGCTACGGATCTTATAGACAACCCAGTTGCCATATTGGAACACGTAAAACGATTGCAGAACGGTTCAGAGTATGGTGATGCTGTTGACTTTGGGAAAGAATATTCTCCCTCTATCAAAATAAGAATCGGTGCGGTGGATGGATCATACGACAACCTTCCCGCTGAATTGTATACCTATCGCCCAGCATTTCAGATCTTCGACAGGGACAAAGCGGGCACTGATAAAATCGCAGAACTCATTTGTAAGCGTTACGGACTTTGCACATATCAAGACAAAGACGGGTATGAGTGCGTAGAGGATGTATTCACAAAAAAGAACACTATCGGGGTTGCTTCGACACTTGCCACTATTTCACTAAGTGCAATTGTAGATGATATTGGCGCAACGAAGGAGCCTAAATCACAAGACGTTTTTGTAAATCCTCTTATAAATTATTCGTATAACCCAGGATCACAAAAGTTTGATAAGAATTTGCAGGTATTAAATAGCGCAGATTCCACCTACACGAAAACAGACGGAACGATACACACAGCGGGAATCGGATGGGAACCAGAATTGACGCCGGGGTTTCAGGGGACTGACGGCCAAGAAGTTTGGGAAGCGTGCCATGCGCTTTGGAATAGATTCCGACAGATCGAGCTTGCCCCTTCTGACTTGACCGATTGCGAAATGATAACAACATATTCTGATGCGCTTGCCTATATTACAAAATGGGTAAACCGCATGGGGTTGCGTAGGGTATCTTTTAATATCCCGTATGTATATGTTGCTTCAGATGATTCGTGGGCGAGAGATTGGCACGTTGCCCAACATATAAATATTAATTTGCCTCATCAAACAAATGGTGGAGATATCGAATGCGTTATCGAAAGCATTGTAAAAGATAAAAACAATAACATTATTAATATCGAAGTTATATTACTTGATGATATTATATCTAATTTCTTTTTGTCAAAAATACAAGATTGCTATGTTGAAATTGACACGTTAGAAAAATGGCAAGATTATTACAGAAACCCAGACTTGTATGAAGTAATACAAGATAGAAGAGCTGTGGATATATAAAATGGGAAATGTAAAAAACGAACCGGGAAGCGTAGGAAAACATGTTTTTAGGTTAAATAATACCAGAGAAGATTTAACTGAGAATATGGGAATACATCAAATAGGAATTGAAACTGATAATTTTATTATCGCATATAAAGATATAAACGGGGATTATCATACTTGCGCTGCATTTATTGATGGTATGATAGAGATAACCCCTAATTTTGCTTTGTTTGAAACTACAGAAGGAAACCTTGGTATTAAAAAGAAAGTTGGTGAGACATGGGTAGACACGGAAAATGTTTTAGCTTAGTTTTTTTGATTGTGTCATGTGGCATTATTTATAGTGCCCCTCTTACAAGCGATACTTTGCAAGCACGCAAACACATCAAAGCCGATACCGCAACGGCAAGTATAAAAAGCGTGACGTTGACCGCCGCACCGATCGCCACGTCCTACAGCGCGGACAGTGCCTTGGTGATACAAAATGGAGTGATTAAAAAGCGTTACACACCTCCAACGATTGCCACATTAACGAATACGACCGGGGCCCTATACACAGGGCAAACGGTAACGGCGCTTACGGTAAACTGGACGTTGATAGGCGCGCCAATCACTTCGCAAACATTGACTGACTGCACCCCTGCTCTTAGCGATCGTGCGCACGCCTTTACTGGATTATCTTTGACAACAGACAAGTATTACACGTTGGCAATAACAGACGGAACAACACCGACTAGTGCGAATACATGGGTGTATTTTTTGATTGCTAAATATCTTGACACCACCTCGGCGGAAACTCCGGCAGCCGCAGACGTAAATAGGGGGATTAAAAACTGGCAGTATCAGAATGCTGCGTATAGAGCACAAACATCAATTTCTGTGAACGGATATAGCAAATATGTGTACTATGCATATCCTAAATCGTGGGGCGATGTGCAATTATTTGCTAATGGTTTTGCAGTTACATGGGTAAAATCTACCGTTAGTATAACAAATGCGTATGGTGATACAAGAGACTATTATGTATATATAACCGCGACAACTAATGTCGGATCATTCATATTTTCAGCTACGGGGTTATAAAATGATAAAAACAATATTAATCGGATTGATAATTGCGACAGGATCTTTTTCGGGTGCTCCACTAGGAACTAATGTGCAAAGCGTGGTCGTACCAGTTGACAGCAATTCACCCTATCCAGCCACGGCAGAAGAGTGGAATCGCGGGGGGTACAGATCGGTATTAAATGAAACTGTTAGGGATTTAATACCGATAGGTTATAGATCAGTTGGAATGCTAGTGTATTGCGTGTCTCACAATATTACATATCAACTACAAAGCAGAACGCTCGGAAATGATGGATGGTACATATACAAAGAGTTAACGGACAGTGCAAAGGGAATTATTGGAAATTCTTTAAGATTAGATACATTGCTTATAGGTAAAAGACACGCTGGACAATCAGCCACGCGATTTAGAGTGAATCTTAATGATTCTGTTAGTTTTGCCCCTTTCAGCGGTGTCGGAATAAATTCAATTGCATTTACAGATACAAACAATAATCTAAGAGATATGGACATAGCAGCAAAAAAATTATTTATAAATACGGATAGTAATGTATTTGTAAATAAAATACATGGATATTCCTCTGGTATTTTCGATGATTCTGTAATGTCTTTAAAACTAAGAGTATCTGGTATATCAACATTAGGCACAGCTAATATTGATAGTTTAAATGTGCATGGGACGGTGATACAGAAAAACGGGTATATGGGTGTTGGGACTTCTGCGCCGTCATCTCTCGTTACAATTGACGGAACATCATCACAATCGATGCAATTTAGATCAGGTGTTAATATAATGATGCGGCCAGTATCCAATACTTACGACATGCGGATACTTGCTTCCGGTTCTGGTGCAAATTCTGCTAATACTAATATTGATTTTTCAGAAGGTGGAACACCGACAACGCCTATAATGCGAATTGTTGGCTCCGGCAAAGTCGGCATCGGCGCCACTGACCCCGAATCAAAACTTACCGTTATGGGTGATTTTACAATGAGGAACCCGACAACTAAATCGAGAGGCGCGTGGATTTCTTCCGGTGGCAACAATGAGAATGATAAGGTTTTGCAATGTAAAAGCGGGGACTCATCTGTAAACTCGTTTACAGTATGGAGCAATGGTAATGCAGCGATTCCCCAAACGTTTACAGCAGATAGTGGATGTTTTAGAGCAATTGGAAGAAATGTGCGAATTGATTCTATTTATACTCCAAAAACAATAGGTGGTTGTGGAAGTGCAATCGATTATCTAGCATATTCCACTATTACTGGGTGGTCTTCCTATGGATATAGTTATTTGAATGTTTACAAAATAGGGAAACTTGCGCATTGCTCGTTTCAGATTGCAGGGGATAGCTATACCTCAAAAGCAACATTTTCCCTGCCTTGGCCTTCTGCGACAGGAAACGGAGAATTGTTTTTATGTAGAGCACGGAATGGAAGCGAGAATGGCGGAGCTTTTGAACTGTGTACTGGAATTGTTGATGCAACTGCTATTGTAAGCTTTAATCCTGGAATAACCGGAGCAGGGACATGGGGTATAGGTGGAACAAAAATAATTCAGGGGTCGTTTACATATATCACACAATAACAACGGGAGAATGCAGCGATGAATAAGCAGCAAAAAGACGTTAATTGCTTTAAGGAAATGCGAGAAGAGTGTGACAAGGTTTACATTTCGTGGCCATGGTTTATCGGTATTATGATTGTTTTATTTGGAGGCGCAATAGGGGTTAATAATAAGTACGCCAAAGAGCAAAATGCGCAGGATGCAGCAATTACATCTATGGGAGTAAAAACCGACTTGATTGCATCAGATATAAAATTGATAAAAGAAAATAATGGTAAACTTGATACTCTTTTGATGCTTGCGAGAGGGCGAAGATGAGCGACAATGCTATAAAATTGCTAATTACTATTGTGTCATTGGTAATCGCGCTTATTGGATTATGCAACAAGGACAACATTGGCAGGCACTTTCACCGCCACCATATCGACACCGAATCGAAAGAGTATAAAACTATGATCTCAGAAACTCATGCAGGATTACGAAGGGAAGCAAAATGAAACATTTAGGGGGTTGCATGTTTAAAATTTTATTGTTCGCGTTGGTTTTTATTTGGATTGATATATCAGATGCCGCAACGTACACATTTAATCCTAATGGTAAAGCAAATGCAAATCCGATGGGAAATGGTTTTATATCTTGTGATGCAAATGCAATGCAGATACTAAATAATTATATTGTACCCACAGGGTACTCATACTGT